TTGCATGACGGGACGAAAGTCAATGACGATCTGACCGTCAACAACTCCATATCCATCGTCGCCGACGCGTACGCCAACGAACGTTTCTTTGCCATAAGGTATGTTGAGTGGATGGGGACTCTGTGGACAGTCACGGACGTCGAAGTGCGGAGTCCCCGTCTGCTATTGAGCCTCGGAGGTGTCTACAATGGGCCAAAGGCTTGAACTGCAGACACTTCTTGAGGGTCTTCTCGGAAGCGGAAATGTATATTTCCAGCCTCCGACCGGGGTGCAAATGGAATACCCCTGCATCGTGTACCAACGGTACAGCGCGGTCAGTACGTTCGCTGACGACAAGCCGTACATCCACACCAAGCGTTACCAGGTGACCGTGATCGACCAGGACCCGGACAGTCCGATTCCCGATAAGGTCGCCGCATTGCCGATGTGTCTCCACAATCGGTTCTTCGTGGCGGGCAACCTCAACCACGACGTCTTCAATCTCTACTTCTGAGGAGCACAAAAGTGAGCAAGATCACCTGGAACGCTGTCGGCACACGCCGATACGAGACCGGTGTCGACCGTGGTGTCCTGTACATCCCCAACAGCGCCGGCGTCTACGACAGCGGCTTCGGCTGGAACGGTCTCACCAAGGTCACCGAGAAGCCGACCGGCGCCACCACCACGGCGACCTACGCCGACAACATCAAGTACCTCAACCTCATCTCGGTCGAGCAGTTCGAAGCCGACATCTCGGCGTACACCTACCCCGACGAGTTCGGGCAGTGCGATGGCACCTACGAGCCCGAGGCCGGCGTCGCGATCGGCCAGCAGACCCGCAAGACCTTCGGTCTCTCGTACCGCACCCTCGTGGGCAACGACCTCGACGGCACCGACTTCGGCTACAAGATCCACCTGGTGTACGGCGCCCTCGCGGCCCCGTCGCAGAAGGACTTCACGACCGTCAACGACAACCCGGCGGCCATCGAGCTCAGCTGGTCCATGACGACCACCCCGGTCGACGTCCCGGGCCACAAGCCGACGGCCAGCATGACGATCGACTCGACCAAGGTCGACGCCACCGCTCTGGCCACCCTCGAGGACTTCCTCTACGGGACCACCGGAACCGACCCGTCTCTGCCCACCCCCACCGAGGTCTTCGCGATCTTCGCCGGCACCGTCACCACCGCCACGCCGACGGCCCCGACCTACAACTCGTCCACCCACGTCATCACCATCCCGACCGTCACCGGCATCACCTACTACATCGACGACGTGGTCGTCACCGGCACGGTCACCCTCACGACCGGCCAGACCAAGCTCGTCGTCGCGGAGCCGAACGCCGGCTACAAGTTCCCGACGCCCACCGACAACGACTGGCTGTTCACCTACTAACAGCCGCCTGGCAGGAAGGAGACCGGAGAGTGCTCGTCATCGACGTCCCTATGGCTGAAGGTTTCAACCAAGAGACGAACGAGTTCGTTCCAACCGAGCTCTTCACCCTCGAACTAGAGCACTCTCTGGTCTCTCTGTCAAAATGGGAGTCATTCTTCGAAAAGCCTTTTCTCAGCAAAGAGGCTAAGACCCCCGAAGAGACATTGTGGTACATCACCGCGATGGCCCTCACCCCTGGAGTTCCTCCGGGAGTTTTCGACAAACTCTCGGACGAGAATCTCAACGCGATCAACGCGTACATCAACGCGAAGATGACCGCGACCTGGTTCAGAGATGATGGCCAGGAAGAGAACCGCGAGATCATCACTGCTGAAGTCATCTACTACTGGTTGATCGCTTTGACAATCCCGTTCGAGTGTCAGCACTGGCACCTGAATCGTCTTCTGACGCTTGTTCGAGTCTGCAACCAGAAGAACGCGCCGCCGAAGGAACTGACCAAGGCCGAAATCGCTCAGAGAAACCGAGAACTCAACGCTCAGCGAAAAGCACAGTTGGGCACTTCCGGATGAGAGGAGGATCGTAACGTGGCAAGAATCAGTTGGGGTGACCCGGGAACACGCCTCTATGAAGCAGGCGTTGACCGAGGAGTTTTCTACCTCGACGGCCAAGCCGGCGTCCCATGGAACGGTCTGACATCCGTCAACGAAAGCCCTACCGGTGGGGACCCGACGCCGTTCTACATAGACGGCTACAAGTACTTGAACAACCCGGCCTCTGAGGAGTACGAGGCCACGGTCACCGCCTTCACCTACCCTGACGAGTTCTCGGCATGCGATGGGACTGCCGAACCTCGTTCTGGATTGTTTGTAACTCAGCAGCGACGGAAGTCTTTCGGCCTTTCCTACCGGACGATGATCGGGAACGACCAGTCGGATAACTTCGGCTACAAGATTCATCTCGTCTACAACGCTCTCGCTTCTCCGACGACACGAACGAACGGGACCCTCTCCGAGACGACCAGCTTGAGCGACTTCAGCTGGAAGATCACGACGAAGCCTCCGGCGGTAGCCGACTACAAGCCGTTCGCGCATGTCATCGTCGACTCGCGCTCTACCGACCCGTCAGTTCTTTCGCTGCTCGAGGACACTCTTTACGGTACAGATTCGGTTTCGGCCAGCCTTCCGAGCTTCGTTGATCTGCTCGCCATATTCGACACGATCCCCACACTCACGATCGTGGACAACGGCGATGGAACGTGGACCGCAACGGCGCCGTTCGACGTCATCGAGATGCTGGACGACACCACGTTCGAAATCACAGCAGCGACAGCGGTCTTCGTCGACGCCGACAGTTACACCATCAGCTCTGCATAGAAAGGTGGTCACGTGGCTACCATCACCGGACTCACAGCCGCCCGAATGCTCGCGATCGAAGCCGCGACAGCCGTTAGCGCCGCGTGGGACTCAGCCGGACATCTCATATTCACGCGACATGACGCTACGCAGTTCGACGCCGGCGCGGTTCCTGCCTCGACCACCACTTTGGCGGGTGCCGTAGAACTCGCCACATCCACCGAAACGACTACGGGGACCGACGCTGTGCGCGCCGTCACCCCTTCCGGCTTGGCCGCGGTGAAGGCTCTGCTTTTGTCGTTGACCGGCGGGACCATGAGTGGAGCCATCACAACGATGCTTTCGGCAGCGACAGGCGTCGTGCATGGCGCAAACGTGTCCGCCGATACCTTCGATCGCTGGCGTGTCTACGCCGATGGAAAGCAGGAATGGGGCTCGGGTTCCGGTTCTCGTGACACCAATCTGTACCGAACCAGTGCCGGTCTCCTGAAGACCGATAACTCGCTCAAGGTCGACACCGACCTCACGGTGACCGGAGTCTTCAACGGAGCCAGCAACGTCAGCGTTGGCGCATGGACCAGCTACACACCGACCTGGACGTCAGCAGGGACTGGCACCCCTGCTCTCGGGAACGCCACCGTCAGCTGCTACTACACCAAAGTCGGTCGGAAGGTTGATGTCAGATTCGAGATCACCTTCGGAAGTACAACGACATTTGGTAATACGGGAACGGGTGATAACTGGCAGTTCACCCTACCTGTGACGGCAGCCAGGAGTGGTGACAGCATCGGGTTTCTCCAACTACTGCAGTCCAACACGATTACGTGCATGGGCCGAGCCCGGACAAATTCCACTACTACCTTCCTGATCAGCGTTGCCAGTGGGCGAACGGATGCGACAGCCATCACCAACACCGGCGATGTCGATTCAGTCACGCCCTGGACATGGGCCAGCGCCAACACGGTCAAGGGCAATTTCACCTACGAATCCGCTTCTTAGCGAGGAGACGCCCTATGGCTCAGCTCGAAAAGCGCGTCATAGTCAATGACAACGCCAATTACCCTCTTTACCGGGTCACCATTAACAGCAATCCAGAGGACGGCGGTATCTCGGTGTTCAATCTAACCACCGAGGCCATGGACGCGGCGCTGTCCATCGACCTGGATTCGGCTGCCCAGGCGTTTGCAGCGTCCATCGTTGCGACCTCTGGGTACGCCCTCGTGTCGATCACAAAGACCTCCGTGACCGAGACAACTCTCTGACTCAAAGGAGCCGAAATGATCAGCTTCAACACAACCGGCTCCTTTGATAGCACAGAGGCGTTCCTCAAGAAGATGTCCAAACTGAACATCCTCTCGGTGATGAACTCCTGCGGCCAGATCGGCGTCGAGGCTCTCCGGACAGCCACCCCCGTCGACACTGGTCTGGCCGCAGGTTCCTGGAGTTACGACGTTCTAGCCAAGAACGGTTCATATTCCATCAGTTGGACCAACACCGACATCGAGAACGATTTCCCAGTCGCGATCATGCTCCAGTACGGCTACGGAACTGGAACCGGAGGATACGTGCAGGGTCGGGACTACATCAACCCCGTGATGAGACCCATATTTGACCAGATCGCAGACAAGGTATGGAAGGCGGTGACCTCAGCATGAGCAGCATCGACCAGCGTGTTGTTCACATGACGTTTGACAACAAGCAGTTCGAACAGGGCATCGCCTCAACCCTCTCGTCGCTGGAAAAGCTCAACAAGGGTCTTCAGCTCCAGGGAGCCACCAAAGGCCTGAAGGATGTCGACGCCGCAGCTAAGGGCGTCTCTCTTTCGGGCATCGCCTCCGGGGTTGATTCCATAGCGAGCAAGTTCACGGCGATGTCTGTGATCGGCATCACCGCTCTGACAAACGTCGCCAACAAGGCTGTCGACGCCGGTCTTCGAGTGGCGAAAGCCTTCACGATCGACCCGGTTGCTGCTGGCTTCCACAACTATGAGACCCAGATCAATGCCATCGGGACGATTCTGGCCAACACGGGTCTCGAAGGGGAGAAGGGTCTCGCCAAGGTCAACAAGGCTTTGGGCGAACTGAATACGTACGCCAACCAAACGGTGTACAACT